CACGGAACTGCTGCTCCAAAGCCTGTCGCGCTTCGGTGTATTTGCCTTCTGATTCAAGCTTGCTTTGCTCAGCCTTGCGCTTGAAATCTTTCAGTGCCTCATAATCGTCAGGGACTTCACCAATAAGCTCATTTTTTTGCAGCTTGCCGATGAGGTCGTAGTTTTTCTTTTCTAGTGCTTGAACACTAGCTTTGAGCTTGTCGATTTCAGCGTTGTTTGGCGCTTCAGGAGACGTAATCTCCACGTTGCCTTCTTCTGACATGAATAACCCGTAAGGTTGTTTTCAGCTCCACTTTACTTTGTCCGCCCAATATGCGGCAGAAGTTTTCCCCTTTGCGATATTTTTAGCGTGACGTGCTTTGAATGATGCACGTTTGGCCTTGTCAGAGGCTGTTTCTCCTTTGCGTGGTGGCTTTGTTTTTGCCCCTTGCGCACCAAAACGAATAAGCCTAGGGCTGCCACCATCGTTGATGACAACGGCGTGGCTTTTGCCACTGGGGTGGTTTGGAGTGCGAATCGGCTTGTTGAAGCCAGCGAATGTATGTCCGCCCCTTTGGATGCTCATTTTTTCTTGCTGCGCTTTTTCATCAGGTCAGCGTCAGCCTTGCGTGCCCCGCCCTTCCCTGAAACAAAACTATTGACCCTGCCCATAGCCCAGGCAGCCATAGGGACATTCCTTGAGCCGCTGGACAGGTAGGCACCCTGCCCTCGGCGGTAGACAGCCGAAAGCTGCCCGTAAGTAAAGCGCGTGCCCTCAGCTTTTTTTCTGAGAGTTTTTTTTACGCTTTCGCTTAGTGGTTTTGCTTTTGGTGCCATCTTGTTTTGCCCTTGATGCGGAAACAGCTTTGATGTCAATGAAGTCACCGCGCTTGTAAGCCGCAGCGGTGCGCTTGATTTCACGGGCTTTTGCGGCACGGTTCTTCGCCCCCGTGAGGTACACCTTTGGCACCCCTGTGGCTTTGTCCTTTGGAACCCGCCGCCGCTTGGGTGCCATTACTTTTTCTTGCCGCCCTTCTTCTTTTTCTTTTTCTTGGGAGGCCGGCCCACCTTGGAGCCATATGTTCCAGGACCCATTGGCATCAGTTTCCTCCCTTAGGCCCTTCCTTTTTAGCAGCCTTTGCCTTCGCAGTGGGCTTTTTGGGTGGGCAAGATGGAGGGCAAGAGGGTGCCTCGTTTGGTTCTTGCACTTTGAACTGATACTTGCTGTTCAACTTAGTCATCTGGGTAGCGAAGTTTGAGTTCTTTCAAGGTTAGCTCCGACCCATCGGCACTAACAAACTTTCTTATCGCATCCTGAGGCCCATATCTTCTGACAAGACGGTTGAAGTATGGAACTTTTCCTTTCCCAAGGACATCCTCTTGTACTGCTCTTGGCTGCTTGTTTAACCATTCCCCATAGGTTTGATTACCAGGCACGCTGTCACCACGTATGCCCCTCTGCAACGGGCCAAAAGCAGTGTTAGGCCGACGCAGCTTGCTCGGTGGCGGAGGCTCAATCCCCAACCCCTTGTAATCAATCACAGCAACATGCGTTGACCTGCAGTTGAAGTGTTGAGGCGGCATCGGGCCTTTACCAAGGACGAAGACTTTGCCATCAAGGGCTCTGCAAATAGCGCTAGTCCTGCTGTCCAGCACAGCAACATATCGATAGCGTTTCACGATGTCAGGGTTGGCCTTGTACACCTGCTGCCTGGCTTCAGTGGCCACTTGGTTGACGCTTGTCCGCACCAATGCCATCACTTGCCGATTAGAGACTGCAGTCAGCTCACCACCTGCCTGAACAAGCTGCTGCATTGAAAGCCCTGCAGCACGAACCTGGCCAGGGGACAACGGTCCAAGGTCCCCAAACTGCAAACGTCCTTTCAAGCGCCGTGAAATTTGGGCGCTGGATTCTCCAGTCAGCAAACCGTTCCGCACAGTCTTTGAAAACAATTCAGCTTGTGACTCAGCCAGCCCGCGGAACGATTTGTTCAGAACTTTGCCGTTGGGCAGCGTGATCGCTGTGCCTTGCGTTGCTGTTAGTTGAAACGTCTGCTGCACACCCTCTACAGCAGCTTGCAAGTCATCGCTGAGTGCCACGACATTGATCGCAGTTGGGTCTACGGTTGCGACTGCTTGCGCAAACTGCGGGCTGATTTGCACGCTCCTGATTTGAGTGCGCATGTCTACAGGCAGCGCCTGCCTCAACTCATTCGCAACATATTCACTCTGCAAGACAGCCAAGCCCTGCAAATCATCTGTGACCGTCAGTGTGCTTGTTTCTGCCCAACCGTCTAAAGACTCTTTTAACTGCGCAAGGATCGCCCGAAGCCGTGCAGCTTTTGCAGGTGCCGTAAGCTCATCAATCCCACGAAGCTCAGCAACAGCAAACAAAATAAGATCGTTGTATGTAACAGCAATCCGCTTGGCAACGCTGTTACTGAACCGATTGAGGTCGATTGCATTGCGGTACAGCTCCGAAGGTGTGCTCATAAATCATGCAGACCAAGCCGCTCAGAGTTTGCAACACAAATAACTGACACGTCTGCGCCAATGGTCAGGGCGTTGCCAACAATGTCACTGAACTCTTGGATGACTTCTGCGTCACGTTTGTTGACACGGGTTTCCGTGACGCTGTAGATGCCATCTTCGTCATACCAAGTAACACGCACAACGGCGTAAACCTGCTGCTTGAGCTGCTGCTTGACGTAATAAAGATACTGCTTGTCAGGCTCTTGCTTTTCGGATTTCCTCAGGTGGTCAATCCAGCTCATCAGTTGCCTCCGGGGCCTCTTCAGGCATTGTGCTCTCAGTTTGTACCTCGGGTTCAGGCTTGTCCATCTGGACCAAGCCCCCAGCCTGCGTAGCCTCAACCTCTTCCTCAACATCAAACTCATCACCAAGCACTTCCCCAGCAGACAATTGGTTCAGAAGAGTCTCTTGAGTGATGGTGCCAGCGGTGTAAAGCTGCAGCAGGGCCTGGATCTCCTGCGGTTCTAGGCGTGTTGCTAGGAAATCCCGGTTGATAAAACTGCTGCCGACCTGCGACTGCTGCATGTACTGCGCGTGGAACGTCAGGCAGTTGTCGATCAGATCTTGCATCTGCTGAGCAATCACCATCATGGTGCTGTCGCCTTGGCTGCGATCGATCCGCTTGGCTTCTGCTGTCTCTGCGCTGAGCTTTTGCCCAAGCACTGCAGCAAGGCCCAGCTCATTGATCTGCTGAGCAATCTGCTCAAGTCGTTGGAACTGTGCGCTGTAGCTGTTGCCGGAGGGTTCGATGTAGGAAGCCGATGCCGATTCCGGGAGGGCTAAAGCTTCCCCTGGGCCTGCGCTGATCTCTTCCGCCGACTGCGGAAAACCGAAAATCGCCAGCATCGGAACTGCGCTGATGTGCAGCTGGTTATCTAAATCAGACTGCACCTGATACGCCTTCAGGTTCAGCTCTGCAATGTCAGCCAGTGGTGGCCGCGACTCAAGGACACCGACGCGGTTTGCATAAGCCACCGCAAACGGAATCTCGCTCAGGCTGGTTCTGCCTTCATCCACCAAACGAAACTCCCCCTTGTCATCCTTCTGATGAATCTCAAACGCGCCAGGGGTGAGCACCCGCACCTGCTCAACCTGCTTCTCGCCATACAAGCCATCAGGGACGGTGATTTTTTCCATCAGCCTGACCATCGTCAGCTGCTGCTTGCCGTTGGCAATTTCACTGCGCCAGCCAAGAATGTCTCGCGGTGTGTATTGCGTCCAATAGGGGCGACCATTTTCACCAGCTTTTGGTGCATCAACTAAGACGCCTACATGGCCATATCTGATGCACTTGCGGGCGGTTTCGTAGGTCCAGACGTTGAGATCGTTGCCCTGCAAGTCAACGTCAAACAGTTGCTCAGTTACAACATCACTGACATCCTCCAAGCGCACAGGCTTACGGGTCAACATGCCCGCCAACATGCGCTCCAACCTGACGTAATACGGCGCAAGCGTTGAACGCATGAGCCTGTTGTCATAAGCCTCGTCCAGTTCTCTCGGTTCTTGCGGCAGGGATTTTCTGTGCCCTTTTCTGATGCCGTAAGTGCCCTGCAATAGAGCTTCAATCAGGAGCCAATGCGGCTCCATGTTGATATAAGCCGTGTTTGGGCTTTCAACAGTGGTGACGTTGCCTACACGCTGCCTACCTGAGAAACCTGAATACACGACCTAAGCCCGCCCGATGATCTGATGTTAATCGACAGATCTATAGACACAAGAAAAGGGGCCAGCAACTGCCCCCTCTCAAGGTCTAATGGGCACCCCCCACGACCCCATCAATATAGGCGGATGCCTGTTCCTCGACCAGCGCGTGCATTCAGTGGGTTATACAACGCCCAAACCGCATACCCGAGCGCGTCATTTAAGTGGTCATAACCGGCCTCTTTATCAGGCTCCTCAGGATTGCGTTCTGAGTAACTCTGGAGTTCCAGGCACTCAATCATTCGTTCGCACTTGGCAAGGATCTGCAACCGGATCTCGCCTTTGCCGTTCTCCAGCAAAGCTTGAA